CACGTTTATCTGGGATGGAAGTAACTGGCAGAGCCTTAATAATGCGCCGATCAAAGTTGGGTCGAGCAGGACGCAGGTTACAGGGGCATTAACAAGCAATTTAATTTATTCTCCAGTTATTCCAGCGAACTTATTGGGTGTCGGGGGCAGAATAATTTGTGAAGTGCAAGCTACATATACAAGTAGTGCAAACGTAAAAAATTTATATCTAGCCAATTCTGTTGGGGCAATACTTGCCTCAGCAAGATGTGCTGCGGTTGGGGTTCTTGGTGTAAAAGCAAGATTTGTTACCATGTTGAATGGTTCTGGCAGCATGTATGCTCTACTGAATTCAGCTGGCACACTTAGTGATCCATTCTACTCAAGCACACCAGCGGGCGTTACGTTTGATCAATCTGTTAGCCAGACCCTAAATATCACACTTGCTCAGGGTGCGGTCGAAACGTTTACGGCTTACGGTTATGATATGTGGGTTGAAAGGAGGACAGCATAATGACCACAAAAACAATCTCAGACACAGAATTGTCATTATTTGATTCAACCGATTACCCTTGGTGCGTCGTTACGACAGAAGGGCATGTGTTCTATCAGGAATCAGACCTTGCAGAATATCAAACAGCAATGAAAGCTCTTGGTTTGACGGTTGATAGTAGTGGGAATATCACGACAGGTGAATAGCTTTGTACGGGTCTTTAGCACGGAATACTAATACCAGTAAAAAGGGGGATAGATGGCTACTTACAAATTAAAACCAGTATGGGGTTTGTTTGACGAATCAACAGGGGCCTTTGCGGGATTTCGGGCGGATGATGCGACAGGTACTAAGGACTATCTGGCCGCACTGTCTGCGGCGAACGCTGCCAGCTTGTCACTAAGCGGTATCCCTATCAGCGGAAGTTCGGGATCTTTTACTACGTTGGCAGCGTCCAGCACGGTATCGGGCGTCGGCTTCTCTAACTACATGGCCGCGCCACCGTCTATCGGTACAACCACACCAGGCATCGTCAAGACGTCGAACCTACAGGCGACATATACGGATAGTTCGGGAACAGCGGGTAACGCGACGAATAACAGCCCAACAGGCCGCGCAGCGTTTGCAGCCGCCGCAACTACGTGCGTGATCACCAATTCGCTGGTTACGGCTACCAGTAAGGTATTTACACAGTTGGAGGGTTCCGACACTACGTTGCTTTACATCAAGTCCGCTGTTCCGGCAGCCGGTTCATTTACGGTTACAGGCAATGCGGCGGCAACCGCAGCAACTAAATTCAGCTTCATAGTTGTGAACTAAAAACGGTGTGTACCTGACGCCGAAAACATGGATTATCATAATTGCATGAAAGAACATGACCCTTTGGATTTACAAGGCCAAGCCGAAGCGCAGGAAACGCAGAAATTAAGCGAGGAACGCGCACGGCTGAACGAGCTTGCAGATCTCAAATGGCTAATGAGTAGCGAACGGGGCCGTCGTATTGTATGGCGACTGCTGGACCGCGCTGGTGTGTTTCGGACCTCGTTTAATACGAATGCGCTCTCGATGTCTTTTAATGAGGGGCGTCGTAACGAAGGACTGGTCACTCTACAGATGATCCATGCAGTTTGTCCCGAACTTTACCCGACGATGATTAGAGAGGCATCAAATGGCAGAAGTAACAGCAGCGACCGAAACCGCAGCGACAGCACAAACAGCGGCGGTTTCTGACGTTCCGGCAACCGATACTGTTTTAACGGCGGAGCAATCCGCGGTGGAAGCACAAACAGCGCAGGCGATACCCGCCAGTCCTGATTTGCTGAATGACGATGCTCCGGCAGCGGATCCCGAAAAACCAGCAGAAGACCCCGCGAAACCGATAGAAGGTGCGCCTGAGAAATACGAGTTCAAAGCCCCGGAAGGCGCGGCGCTCGATGCCACCGTTATTGCGGATTTCGCGGACGTAGCGCGCGAACTGAACCTGCCACAGGATGCCGCGCAAAAGATCATCGACAAGATTGCTCCTAAACTGGCCGCGCAACAAACCGCGGCGCTGGAAACACTGAGCAATCAATGGGTCGATCAGGTTAAATCAGATAAAGACATCGGCGGAGACAAACTGCAAACCAGTTTGGCTACCGCTAAAAAAGCGCTGGATGCCTACGGCTCGCCGGAACTCAGGCAATTGCTGGGTACATCCAAGCTGGGAAATAATCCGGACGTGATCCGCTTTTTCTACAACGTGGGGAAAACCCTCAGCGAAGATTCGGTGGTCACTGGTAAGCAAGGCAAAGGCGACGGCCACAACGGTGCTACCGCGGCGGCCACGCTATATCCAACAAAGTAAACAGGGGAAAATTAGTCTATGGCTACTTTATCAAGCGCCAATGCTCTGACCTTAGCGGACTGGGCGAAACGAGTCGATAAAGAAGGCAAAATTCCAGTGATCGCGGAGCTGTTATCTCAGACCAACGAAATTCTGGACGATGCCCTTTTTGTCGAAGGTAACTTGCCAACAGGTCACCGGGTTGTCATCCGTACCGGTTTACCAACAGTGTACTGGCGTACGCTGAATAAAGGGGTTCCTTCCAGCAAATCACGCACCGCGCAAGTGGATGAAGCATGCGGCATGATGGAAGCGCGCTCTGATACCGATATCGCCATTCTGAAATTGAACGGTGATGAAGCGCAAGTGCGCATGTCCGAAGACATGGCGTTTCTGGAATCCATGAACCAGAAACAGGCAACTACCATGTTTTACGGTAATCCAGCAACCGATCCCGCGCAGTACCTCGGGCTGGCTCCCCGCTACAGTTCGCTGTCCGGCGGTAATGCACAGAACATCCTGAGCGCCGGTGCTTCTGGCTCCGACAATACCTCTATTTGGTTGGTAGTATGGGGTGAGAATACGGTATTCAATACCTTCCCTAAAGGGTCTACCGCAGGGCTGGAACACCGTGATCTGGGTGAGCAAACGGTGCTGGATTCCGACGGCAACCGCTACCAGGCTAAATCTACTCTGTATCATTGGGATACGGGTCTAGTTGTGAAAGACTGGCGATATGCGGTACGTATCTGCAACATTGACGTATCCGATCTGAAAGGCGTTACTGGTACGCAGGCCACCACTTCATCCACAGCCGTGATGAAACTGATGTCACAAGCGATGGATTTGATCCCGAACTTCAATGCCGGTAAAGCGGCATTCTATATGAACCGTTCAGTATTTACCGGGATGAAGAACTATGCGCTGGATAAATCACAAAACGCGCTTGCTATCCAGACAGCACTGGATCAGTTCGGTAATTCAAAAAGCTGGCTGTCATTCCTCGGCATCCCATTGCGTAAATGCGATGCGTTGTTAAACACCGAATCACTGGTATCATAAGGGGGCCTTTGATGATTCTCGACGGATTATTGCGCGTATCTAACGCGCAGGCATTTACTGCCACCGCTATTTCGACCGATGTTATCGACTTCGGCGGTGTGCTGGATGCCGGTGAAGGTCAGCAGCTGCAAATGCTGTTTAACGTAACGACCGCGTTTACCGGCCTTACCAGTGTAGAATTTCAGGTGGTTGGGTCTTCTGACCCAGCGATGGGCACTTATACGGTTCTGGGTTCCTCCGGGGCGATCCTGTTAGCCAGCCTGACGCTGGGCAAACAGCTTGCTGTGGAACTGAATCCGCAAATCGGCTCTACAGGGTTCCGCTATCTGGCTGCTCGATACGTAGTAACGGGCACAGGTACGGCGGGCGCGGTAACAGCCTATCTGATTCTGGATCTGCAAGACGGCCGCAAGTTCTATGCGTCTGGCTTCTCTGTTTAACAGGTGGATTAAATGGCTAAATATCTGGTTACTAAACTCTCGTTTATCACCGACCATCTGGTAGAGCCGGGTACCATCATTGATTTCGATGGGGTACCGTCAAAAGTCATGGTGCCGCAGGATAAAGCGGCAAAGGCTGCGGTAAAGGCCTCCGGGGTTGAGACTGAAACAGAAACGGTTACTGCGGAAACCACAACCGATCTCGCGTAGTTCCTTTGATGGTGTTAGTCAGTGCTAGGTTTGGGGGCTTCGAGCCCCCTTTTTTGTAGGGAGAATTTACCATGGCTTCCGCTGTTGAGATTTGCAATATGGCTCTGGCGTACCTCGGGGATAGGGCCAACGTTGCATCCATCGATCCCCCCGAAGGTTCCACCGAGGCCGAGCATTGCGCTCGCTTCTATCCAATCGCCCTCGATACTTTGCTGGAGGCGCATTGCTGGAACTTTGCCACACGTCGCGCACAACTCGCCCAACTATCAATAACGCCTATTGGATGGGATTATGCATACGCACGGCCCTCCAGCGCTTTACGCGTTTTCTCTGTATTCTCAGCGAATATGCAGCGGGAGTATGGATTGGATAATGGCGTACCTTTCGATCCGCCTCAGCAGGATTTCATTTGCGAATCAGATGATAACGGGGCCCCTATTATCTTCACGAATCAAGCAAGTGCTTATGCGAAGTATACGATCCGGGTAACGGATACCGCTCGCTTCTCTCCCCTGTTCGTGAATACTCTGGCATGGCATCTGGCGTCTATGCTGGCGGGGCCTATCTATAAAGGGGACGTAGGTATGAAGCAGGCGCAGTATTGCGCGCAGATGATGAATGCTTTTCTTGCGCAAGCGAAAAACGCAGATGCCAACCAGCGCAAGATCCCGAACACATCGCAAGCCCCCTGGATAAACGCGAGAGGATAACCCATGGCAAATATCCGATCTCTCCAGCACAGTTTCAACGGCGGGGAACTTACACCAGAATTCTTCGGGCAGGTTACCGACCAGAAATATTCGACGGGGGCAGCGACCCTGCTTAACTTCATGGCGCTTCCCCACGGCCCCGCGGCAAACAGACCAGGATTCGAGTTCGTACGGGCGGTGAAGGATTCCAGCAAGGCCGTGCGTTTGATCCCTTTTGTTTACTCTACCACCCAGACCTTTGCAATCGAGTTCGGAGCGGGATACTTCCGATTCCATACCGCGGGGGCCACCGTGATGAACAGCGGTGTGCCTTATGAAATAACCAGCGATTACGCAGAGGCCGATTTATTCGACGTCCATTACGTACAATCGGCGGACGTGATGACGCTAGTTCACCCATCCTATCCCCCGCGCGAGCTGCGACGCTATGGGGCATTGGATTGGCGATTGGTTGATATTGATTTTGTTCCCGATTTGGCAGCGCCCACGGGAGTAACAGCAACCGCAACAGTGGGTTCAGGAACCAGCAGCAATACCGTTTACAGTTATGTCGTCACCAATGTCGATTCTACCGGCCTTAATGAATCTATAGCCTCTTCCGCCGCAAGCTGCACAGGGGATTTACTGCTGACAGATTCCTATAATACCGTTGGTTGGACAGCTGTTTCGGGGGCATATCGATACAACATATACCGCAAGTATGAAGGGCTTTACGGCTACGTCGGGCAGACTGCGGACGTATCCTTTATCGATGACAACATAACGCCCGATCTGACGCAAACACCCCCGGAGCAAGACGATCCATTCAGCAGTGCGGACAACTACCCAAGCGCGGTGGGTTACTTCGAACAACGCCGTGTTTTTGCGGGCACGGAAAACAAACCACAAAACGTATGGCTTACCCGAAGCGGTACCGAAAGTAACATGTCCTATTCCCTGCCAACTCGGGATGAGGATTCTATTCGCTTTCGGATTGCAGTTAGGGAGGCCAGCCGTATTTTGCACATCGTACCTCTGACAAACCTCGTAGCACTTACTAGCGCCACTGAACTGCGGATTTCGTCCACCGATTCCGGAGCGCTTACACCAAGCAACCCGAGTGTGCGCCCGCAATCGTATGTCGGGGCCAACAATACGCAGCCGCTGGTGGTGAACAACAATCTGTTATTCGTAGCGGCAAGGGGCGGTCACGTTCGCGAACTGGCCTATAACTATTACGCCGGGGGTTACGTGACCGGGGATATCTCCCTACGTGCCCCGCATTTGTTTGATGGCCTCGATGTGACGGATTGCGCCTACCAGAAATCACCATATCCGATTTGCTGGTGGGTATCATCCAACGGTCAGCTACTTGGGCTCACGTACGTGCCTGAACAACAGATTGGGGCCTGGCACCGGCACGATACAATAAATGGATCCTTTGAATCGGTGTGCTGTATCGCGGATGGGGATACCGAGGACCGGATCTATGTAGTGGTCAAGCGTACGGTGAATGGGGCAACTGTCCGGTATATCGAGCGCATGAGCACCGTTCTTTTCG